TTCTGAAAAGAAAGCAATGGGACTTAAACAAAGAATTAAGCAAGGTCAAAGAATGAAGAGAATGGCAAGAAGCTCTTCATTTAAAAAGAAAAAAGAAAAGAAGATGAAAAGAATTGCTACACCTGATGAAATAAAAAAGAAAGCGTATAAACTTGCTAAAATGAAAGTTATTGAAAAATTTTCAAATATGACAAAGCAAGAATATCAAGCACTTTCTCCTCAAGCAAAAATGAAAATAGATGAAAGGATTGTTGAAAAGAAAAGAGGATTGATTGATAAATTATCAAAAAAATTAATTCGCACAATTAAGGCAAAAGAAATTGAACGTGTTAAAAAAATAAAAGGTGCATCAAAGGAACAATAAATGCAAAAGTTTTTTGATTTCATGGAAGCAAGTGAGAAGACGGCAGTCTTCACTTTTGGCAGATTTAACCCACCGACTATTGGGCATCAAAAGTTATTAGAAAAAGTAGCATCTGTTGCAAGCAAAAACAATGCTGATTTTTTCATCTATGCTTCCCACTCTGAATCACCAAAAAAAGATCCACTACCATATGCTAAGAAGATAGCATATATGAAGAAAATGTTTCCAAAATATTCTTCTAACATTATAGCATCTTCTTCTGATAAAACAGCAATCAATGTTGCCACAACATTGTATGGAAAGGGATATACTCAATGTATTATGATTGTGGGTGGTGATCGGGTAAATCAGTTTAAAGCATTGCTCGAGAAATACAATGGAGTTAAAGCCAAACACGGTTTATATAAATTCAAAAAGCTAGAAATTATTTCTGCAGGAGATAGGGATCCAGATTCAGAAGGTGTGACTGGAATGTCAGCATCAAAGATGAGAGCAGCTGCTGCATCAAACGACTTTGATTCTTTTGTAAAAGGATTACCAAAGAGTTTTGGTGGCGGACAAAGATTGTTTGATGATCTTAGAAATATGATGGGAGTGAAAGAATCTTTTATTGATAAAACAACTAAACCCACAAATGATGTTATTCTTAGAGATATGTATGTTGAAGGAAAAATCTTCAACATTGGAGACATTGTCGAAGATTTAAATAGTGGTGCATATGGTAAAGTTGTAAGAAGAGGCACAAATTATTTGGTATTTGCTGAAGCTGATGGAACCATTCATAAGAATTGGTTGTTTGAATTAAGAGAAGTAAAACAAGATTCAGATATTAAAGATAGAAAAGGATCACAGCCAGCAAAGTATTATGCAAAGGATGCTGAAGGTGATGAGATGTCCAAGTCAACAAAGGCAGCAAGAGCTAGACATTTTGAGAAGGGCACAAAAAAAGATGACGACGATCCTTCCGCATATAAACCTGCTCCTGGAGATAAGTCTGCAAAAACAAAACCATCAAAATATACTCAAGCAGTCAAGAAAAAGTATCCAGAACTATATGATGAAAGTAAAGCTGATGTTTCTTTAAAAAAGAAAGCAGATGCATCTGGGATTGCTGTTGGAATTATTACTAAAGTATATGAACGTGGTGTTGCTGCTTGGAGAACAGGACACAGACCTGGAACAACTCCTGAGCAGTGGGGTCATGCTCGTGTAAATAGTTTCATTTCAGGAGGAAAAACAAGAACAACAGCTGATGCTGATCTTTGGAAAAAACATAAAGGAAATTCATGATAGATTTTAAAGAGTTTGTTGAGATAGATGAATTTCAATCTTCAATTATTGAAACAAACATTTATCGTGTAGGCTCAGAAAACTATTTTGAAGTATTTAATGAATACAGAAAAATGTATGAGAATAATATGCTACATAATATTTCAGATATTGATCGTCAAATTCTGGAAACAGACATTGGTGAGTTTGCGATTTATGAAGGTAATCATGTTCCACTAGATTGTCCAATGATCGAGGAAGAAAAGGATGTTGAATTAAACAAACCGAAAAGGGGTGGACCAAAGAAATACTATGTTTATGTCAAGGATCCAAAAACTGGAAACGTGAAAAAAGTCACATGGGGAGACACAACTGGATTGAAAGTGAAATTAAATGATAAAGCAGCAAGAAAGAGTTTTGCTGCAAGACATAAATGTGAGCAACAAAAAGATAGAACAACTGCTGCTTATTGGGCGTGCAATCTTCCTCGCTATGCTAAACAACTAGGACTTTCAGGAGGCGGAAATTTTTTCTGGTAAGGAGAATACATGAATAATCAACCATATGCAGAAATACATATTGATCGGTTTAATCAAGATCATTTTTTAAGAGTATTTTCTAACGATATAAAAGAAGAAGAATTAGTTTGGCACAGAGACAAACAAGATAGATTGGTTTCTGTTGTCAAGGGAGAAGGTTGGAAGTTGCAGATGGATAATGAATTACCAGAAGAATTGGTAAGGGGTAAAACTTATATTATAAAAAAGATGGATTATCATAGAATAATCAAAGGACAAGGTGAACTCATTTTAGACATAGAGGAAAAACAAGAATGGTGAAATATACACCGATGTACCGACTCATGAGACAAGTTCATGAAAACGAAATAAGCATCAAAGAAAAACTTGACCCTTCTAAAAAAGACGAGTATGATGGAGAAGGTTCAATGGCAATCAGTCAGCTGAAAACTGCTCAGAGTGCTATCGATTCTCTTATGAATATTATCAAAGATGACACCAATCTCCCAGAATGGGTTCAGTCTAAAATTACAAAAAGTGTTGACTATTTGGATAGTGTGCGAGACTATATGGAGTCAGAAGGTACTGTGACTGAGGAGGAAAATCCGAAAGCTGATAATGCAAAGCTACAGTTAGATAAAAGAATTGCTCAGGTTAAAGCTCAAATTGCAGCACTACAACAAAATCTTGATAATTTACAAGATAGAAAATAGGATTTTACTTCAATGAAAACATTTATCCAGTATTTAGAAGAAGCAAGCATTGTGCATGGAAGGTATGGTTCAGGACATAAAATTGAATTATCAAAACGGGCACTTCCATATATTTCTGATGTTTTAAAAGGAACTGTTGAATTAACTGATCCTACTAATGATGCTGAAGAAATAGGATCAGGTTCTGAGTATATTTACGTAAAACAAGGTAATAAAGTTTATAAGATAAATGGTAGTAAATCAGGAATAAATAATTCGTTTGTTCATTCTGGTGCTGGTGGAAAATCTGATACACATAAAACTACCAGAGCAAAAGAAGCTGCTTCTCTTATAATTTTTAAACATTATCAAGAAACTGGATCAGTAATCAGCGAAGAAGATATGATGGCACAATTACCAAATTATGGTGCTGATGTAAGCGTATTTCATAGCAAATATTATGAGAGCGCACTTTTGCAATTAGATGTTTATAAAAGATTAAAACATTTTAAGGGCAAAAGTTTAATTTTTGAATTCCAAGGTGATAGATTTTCATCAGAAATTTACAAGAAAGCAAAACAACTTGGTGCACCAGCTAGTTCGGATAATTGGAACCCTGCTGATTTGTGGATGTTTGAAGTTGGATTTTCATCAAGAATGTCTTCAGAAATTAATAAAACACAAACATTAGCCGAATTAAATTTTTGGATTCGAAAAAATTTCTTAACAGGATTTTTATTACCTTTATCATTAAAGGCATCAAAAGGAAAGGCAAAAATTGCTTTAATTAATCCTTTGAAATATAAGCAGAAAAAATTAGAATATGATTTTTCATTAGATCGTGTTGTTATTGCTGGCAGTTTGAAATCTGTGTTCATTGAGACAAAGTCTGGATTTACATTTAAAGCAAATGCCAGAAGCGCAGCCACCAATCCTACTCTCTATCTTGAAGGTACAATGAAGGGTGAAAATTTTGCAATGGGTGCAATTGATGCAAAACAATGGCAAGTTTACAATAAAGGTACTGTTTTGAATGGAACAGGTATTAAACCATCACCACAATTATTAAATCAAGCAAGAGATACATTTAGTAAATATAAAAATGTTATTCTTAAAAAAGATAATGACAATCTTTGGAATCCAGAATTTGATAAAATGGATAAAGTATTGCAACAAAGATATATTGCAGCAGCTTCACTATTATCATTTGTTATGAAAGATTTTGATAATACAATAAGATGGGGATTCTTTACATCTATGAAAATTAATGATAACAACTCAATGTATGTTAAAATTAGTTAGGACTGAATAAATGTTAAATGAAAAATCAGTTTCAGTGGCTCAACAAAAAGCAGCAGGATTGGCTCTTGCAGCAAAACGAGGTGAAGTTGATCCTTCTAAATTGGAAGGTCCAGCAAAGGAAATGATGAAGATGAGCGAGAAAGATTTAGAAGATTTCGCAAAAACTAAACATAAAGGACTACCAATGAAAAAAGAAGAAACCTGCTCATGTGGCGAAAACTGTAATTGTGAAAATTGTAGCATGAATGAAGCATATACAACTAGCAGCAATCCAAAAACAACGGATACCTCTACTAATGTAAAAGCATACCGAAAAGTATTTGATGCTGCAATGAAGAAATTTAATATTAGTTCTCCATCTGAGTTGAAAACAGATGCATTGAAAAAGAAATTTTTTGACTACGTTGATGCCAACTACAAGGCAAAAAACGAAATTTATGAACCTCTGCAAGAGATGGACATGAAAACAGCAATGAAAAAGATTATGGGAATAGATGTTAAAACTTCAACAACTGGTGCATCTGGATTTCAGAAGACAATGTATCATGTTAGCGATGACATGCATGTAACATTCAATGATAAGAGTAATCTTGGTGATGTTTATTATAAAGGAAAGAATGTTGATTCTTTCCGAGGTGTTGGTACTCCAGACATGGAAAAGGTTATTAAAAAGCATATGAAAAAACATGGAGTCAAAACTGAAGAATCTGGACAAAAAACCATGACAGGCAAACCATGGTCTCAGATAAGAGTTGAAAACAAATAAATATAACTAAAGTATACATTTCTTAAGGAGAAATTACAATGGCACTATGGGGAACAACAGCAAATGTCGACGAGGCAAAGCCTAAATGGTTGACTGCTGAACAAAAGAAAAATGTGTATGCAACTGATCGTGGTTGGGTACAATTGGATGGAAAGGGGTTGGAAGAAGTAATTGTGGCAATCGGTGGATTAGCTGGTGGAACCAGTGCAGCTACTGGACTTGGTATAGCAACTGCTGATTATGTAAATTTTGTAAATACTTCATACAGTGAAGCTGGACAAGGAAATCTTGATGTTGTAGTAACATTTAATGAAAGAGTTACAGTAACAGGTTCTCCTCAAATTACAATTACAAATTCGACAACAAGTGCTACATATACAGCAACATATTTGTCCACTTCCAGAAATAAATTAACATTTAGAGTT